ATGTCAACAATTACTCTAGAACAACTCAATCAAGAACTCGAGACTCTGCTAAAGACGTCAAACATTCCAGATTTGCTCTCATCATATGCACAGTCTGTCGATCTTGCTAAGGCATTGAATAATGTTGCGGTAACATCATTAGCACCTGCGTTAGATCAAATCAACACCTTACAAACTACTGTTGGTGGTATTGTCAAGCAATTGGCTGAACCGATCACAGAAGTTTCAAATCAACTTGAGGATCTTGCGAGTGGACTAGAATCGACAGCTACAGCATTAGTTCAAACGGTCAATCTTGAAAACAGCAAAATAGCTCAGCTCAACCAACTCGCAACTGGTTTTAATCAACTTGCAAATGGGTTTAAGATTACGGCTGCGAATATTCCTTTTGAGCAACTTGCTCAGGGCATTTCATCGTCAGCTCTAGTAATTGGTGAAATTACTAGCGAAATTGAAAAGGTATTTCCAAAAGAAATGGCTGGTACGATGATCACTGAAATGAGTGAAGCCAGCAAGGAATTGTTTTCAAAGATTACAGGCGATTCTGATGTGATGAATCAGGTCGCATCGTTGAAGACAATTGTCACCGCAATTAATCCAAGTTCGATAGCAAAAATGCTTGAGAGCGAGTTTGGCAAGACTGTCGAACAGATTGAATCGATTTTGAAGGAATTCACCGAAGTAAGACTAAAGGAACTGATTACTCAAGCGCTGGATCAATTGCCGTTTACTGAATTTTTTGCGGAAGTTGATCAGTTCATTCAAAACATCAATCTGACAATTGAGGGTGTGCTTAATGTTGGTGGTGTGATTGAGAATCTCGTTGAGAGTCTTACCGGCGGCTTGGCAAATGCAATTCAATCATTAGCTGATGAGATTATACCAGATGAAATCCTTCAGCAAATATATGATCTGATTAATGGTGGTCTGATTAACGAAGCGTTTGAAATCTTTTCAACTTTCACAAATAATGCAAGCGCTGTTGAACAAGCGTTCCGTGAACTAACAACTGGATTAGAAAATTTCTTGACCGGAGCCGGTGTTTCGTTAACGTCAACAGCCGAAAAAGTCAATACAGGTGTTGTTGAGGGAACTCCACCACCAGATATACCAACAGGTGAAAGCTCAAGCGGTCAGACGTGGGATTTCAGGCAGATTAGTATCGAAGATCTCAGCGCTCTGTTCGACTCGGTAAATCGTGAGATCAAGGGCCTTGTGATCTATTCGACCGGCACAGGTCGTAACAATCTTTTGACGACCACAGAGATACATGAACAAGCAATTCGTGATGGTGCTGATGGTATTGGTCAGCACTTTGTCATTGAGCGAGGTAGAGTTGAAGGCGACACTACTGGAGTGCAATCTGATGGGGCTTTGTTCAAAGCAAGACCACTAGAACTTGAAGATGGATCGCCAACAGCAAAGCATCCTGATACTGTAGTCGCACTGTTGTTAGTGGGTGGTTATACTGAAACACAGAAATCAGTCGATGCTAAAGTCAAGAATGGAATTATTGACGAACAAACAAGAAATGGTCAGACGTTTGCAGCCTATACTCTTAGGCAGAAAAAAACGTTGAACGAGTTTGTCGAAAGGTTCGTCAAAGACTTTCCTGGCGCCGTTGTTTTTGGTGACAACAATCAGGGTGGATCGTTTGGACCCGGTTTTGATGTAATCAATTACGTCCGAACAAAAGTAGACGCAAGTGAGACTCAACGAGGTTACTATGATATTGCCGAAGGCGTTGCCGACCGTAGTGTGAAGTTTGTTGGGCAGTTTGGAGCGGTAGATAACGGGTTGAGTAATATCAATCTCCCAGCTACACCAGAAAATGATGCAAGGATTTAACTATAATAAGATAGGGATAAGATATGGGTGAAGATCTTAACGGCGGACTGAATTCTGGTTCCGGCTATTTTTCTACATCAGGTTCTACACCAGGACTAGGACTACCTCTACCTTTTGGAACCGTTCAAACCCAACTTGGGTTTGGTTCATCTTTACCTGTGCAGAACGACAAGAGTAATGAAACATCAATTTCTACCAATGCTGAAACTGGTGAAATTATTATACAGAACAGTAGTGGCGCAACTATCGTTGTCAGCCCTAATGGTGATATCAACATCAGTGCAACAAAAGCATTGAAGTTTTCCACAGGATCAAATATCTCGTTTGAAGCCGGCGGAAATATTTCATTCAGCGGCAAGAACTTCTCGTTACAAACAGCGGGTGCAGCATCCTTCAATATCGACGGTGACATGACTACTGGCGTGACTGGTAATAAAAATGATACTGTTGGTAATGCATCGAGCGAAACCGTCAATGGCACTAAAGCTTCAACCGTAAGAGGTTCGTTGTTTCAGATTGCTGGTAATGGAATGACAACGTGGGCTCTTAGGGGAATGAAGAACTACGTCAAGGGTGACATGAATACGAGTGTTGATGGTGCCGGCACAATCGCGTCGTCTGGTACTCTGAAAATGACTAGTGAAGGCTCGATGTATATCACTGCGCCCAATGCAAACATAGCGGCAGATAACATATCAGTGTTTGGTGCTAGTGGATTCATTGGCGGTTCTGGCGTGAATATTGATGGTAATTTGATTACCGGTACTAACATAAAAGCCGAACAGGACATGAGTGCAGAAGTAATTTCTGCAACAACATTCCGCGGCGATTTAGCCGGTGTAGCACAATACGCTCAAAAAGCTGAAGAGATGAATGCAGTGCCATCAGCAACATTTGCTGAAGCAATAGAAATTGGTGATAATGCAACAATAGATCCAGCTGCGATGGAAGACTATCTCTCGTCTGGCGCCGGAGGCGTAATTGATGTTGACGTTGATCCGAATGACACAATCAAAGATATGATTAATCTCGGAGCAAAGACTGGTGGCGCTTTAGACCATCCGCCAACAATCGAGCAAATTCAAGCAATGCTCCGCGATAAGTCAAATCGCGATAATGCCGCATTGACAAATTGGTTAGTGGAAAACGGTTACTTATCGCCGACGTATAGAAACACAACGCCTAAAGGCGTTAAATCTGTTAGCGGTAATAACAGCTCAGCAGGATCGTATACGCCCGAAAAGAACGTAAATCAAGATCGGTATACACCTGTTCCTCAGTATGACCCAAATAATACAACAGGTCCAAATCAATTAAATGGGCCAGGTGCTAGATCATCAACACTCGTTGGCGAGGGTGTTCCTCTTGCTACGTTCTTAAAACTTGGCGCTAAGATTGAAACGCTCAGCGAACAAGAAAAACTTCAGTTTGCGAGATATGCTCATATTCACGCAACCTATTTCTACAATAAGTATAAGAATGACCCTGTTATTAGCGGTAATAGACTAGAAATTGTGATGGGTCTTTATACTCCGCCAAGCAAGACTGGATCCATTGATCCTGGTGGCATCAACGACCTTGCACAGACCGGTAGAGTTGCGGTCTATGAAGTACTCGATGCAAGTGGTAAACAAAACCTTGATGTTACGTTTGCTTTAGCGTCAAGAATAGCGAACAAAGAAATCTTTGATAAACTCGTTCTTGATTATGACACCTATGAATCAAAGGACACGTTGTCATCTCCAGAAAATCCTTTCTTCACAAAGAGCAAAGGCGTTAAACTTGAAGATGGTGGTATTGCAAACGTCAAGCTGATTGTTATATTACCTGAGTTTGGTTCGGATTACGTCTTTACTTCTGGTAGAGCTAAGAACGAAACCGAGACTCTGTTGAACGGCGAATCACAAGGTAAATATCTGATGAACCTTCAACTAGGGACGTCAGCATTGGATCATGATATTTACAAGCATGGCCTGGTCCAAGAACTGATTGATATCTTAGCGTATGTCGGTAATGCAACTGGGCTCAGGGTGGTGACTGGTTCCGGCGATAGAGGTCCAGGTGGAAGTGGTAGACACAATAAACATGCTGCTGATGTTGATCTTTATCTCAATGGAAGAAAACTCAATGTTAATAGGGATGAAGATGTTCAACATATCAAACGTTTTACAAGCTTGTTTTTTGAAACTTCTATAGCAAGAGGATTCAACCCATCTGTCGGAATCGGAACTTATTATATGGGCGGCGATAGATTTCATTATGATATCGCAGTTGGTAGAGTCCCTACCAACAGAGGCCAAGGATATTGGGGGAATGATGAAATAAGTGCAGGTGCAGTAGAATGGTTGGGGCCGATGTTTAATCAATACGTTCCATCTCCTGCTAGTCCTATTAGATAAGTATTTACCCCATAACCTATATAAATAGAATCAAATGGTTACAAGAGCACTCTCAATCGAGGACGGCAACCTCAATAAACGATCTCTGATCACAACTCGTGATCGGGACTACTCGGATATTGACTTGACGTTTACGAACAAACCGTCCGGTGACATCTACAAAAAGATCGACGCCGCAGCAGTCAAACAATCTGTCAAGAATATCATCTTGACGAATCGATTCGAAAGACCGTTTAATCCGTACTTTGGCAATCGTATTCAAAATATGTTATTTGAGCTTGCGACATCGAATAATGCAACATTCATTCGTGATGATGTAATTAAGACGATAAATAAATATGAGCCGCGAGCCAGATTATCTGATGTCACTGCAAGTCTGTTACCAGATCAAAATACCGTGACGGTTCGTGTTGTATTCATTATTGTCAATACCGAAGAAGAAGTCGTGTTCACAACAAACTTCATAAGAGCAAGATAAATGACGACATTCCAAACAACCCAGCTTGACTTTGCACAGATCAAACAGTCTTTAAAGACGTTCTTCGAGAAGCAGGCTGAGTTTGCCGATTACGATTTTGCCGGTTCTGGTCTTCAGAACATTCTTGATGTGTTGGCATATAACACTCACTACAATGCAATGATTGCAAACTTTGCTCTGAACGAATCATATTTGTCAACAGCTCAGTTACGATCATCTGTAATTTCTAAAGCTCAGTCACTTGGGTATAATATTCGTTCAAGAACAGCCGCTGTCGCTTATCTTAACCTTTCTGTCAATCTGTCCGGAGTTGGATCGCCACCTGTAACGGTAACGATTCCTTCTGGTAAAACGTTCTCAACACAAATTGACGGTCAGTCGTATACGTTCCGCACACTTGAAGCTGTTTCAGCTGTAAATAATGGATCAGGCATATACACGTTCGTCGCTTCTGATGGATCGACTAATATTCCTGTTTATGAAGGCGCATCAAGAACAAAAACGTTTCTTGTTGGCCAGGGAGCAGATGACCAGGTATATGTGATTCCAGATCAAACGATGGATACTAGCACGGCTCGTGTCACTGTTTTTGATACGTACTCGTCGTCAACGTCCACTGAGTATTTTTCGGTTGTTGGTCAGACGAGCATCAACTCTGATTCTACTTTTTATCGTATCAACGAGCTTCCTAACGGTTACTATGAAATAAGCTTTGGTGACGGAAGAATTTACGGTCAGAGTCCTGTGGCTGGTAACAAGATTGTCGTTTCCTATCTGTCGTGTATTGGTGCTGATGCTAATGGCGGGACGTTATTCATTCCAACATCAGGTATTACAATTGACGGAACCACATATACTCTGAACACTGTGACAACAGCCGCATCTGCTGGTGGTGCAGCTAAACAATCGATTGAGTCGATACGTAAGAACGCTCCAATATCATTTGCATCTCAACAAAGACTGGTGACAGCCCAAGACTACGAAGGAACAATTCTCAACAACTACTCACAGATCTCTGATGTGGTTGCCTGGGGTGGTGAAGAAAATGATCCTGTTGATTATGGTAAAGTATTCGTTTCTCTGAAGTATCAAGACGGTACATCAGCTGTTACAAAGACGCAAGTGCAAAACAATATTGCAAATGATCTTAATGAAAATCTCGCAATTCTTTCGATTGACATTGAATTTGTCGATCCTGTGACAACATATCTCGAGTTAGTCACTGAAGTATATTATAATCCAGATTTAACAACGAGAACACGATCGGCTCTACAAGCTGCTATTCGTACACTAATCACGAATTTTGCCAATACCAACCTCAAAACGTTTAAAGGTATTTTCCGTAAATCAAAACTGTTGACAGAGATTGATGCGTTTTCGGAAGCAGTATCTTCATCTTCAATCACAGCTCGTCTTCAGCAAAGATTAACCCCAGTTAGAGCAGCGACAATAAACAATCCATCAAGAGCTGCTGACTACACCCTATCATTTCCAGTTGCTCTTGCTCCTGCTGATGATGAAAATTATTCGATCACCAGCACAACGTTTGCATTCAACAATCAGACAGCTTTGATTCGCAATCGTCTGAAGTCTAACACACTTGAAGTCGTTACACCGAGTGGAGTTGTTCTTGTTGACAATGTTGGATCATATACACCATCGACTGGTAAAGTCAATCTGATTGGATTTGCCCCGGGGATTATTAGCTCAGGCGATCCATTCATTAAGGTCAGCGCAAGAATTGCTAATGATGCTGTTATCAAGCCTTTGAGAAACTACATTCTTGATTTTGATAACGTTCAGTCGAGTGTGTCGGCAATTGTTGACAGAAATCAGATCTCGGTGAAATTATGAGCCATGACAATACTCTAGAGGATAGGGATAGAAGAAATATATGGTTTCATCAACCAGGTGTTGAAGAAATTCTGCCATCTTATTTTCGAACTGAGTATCCGAATCTTATTACGTTTTTGGAGAAGTACTATGAATTTTTGGACTCTGATGGAAACATTGGCGATATCATCAATCATTTGGGACAATCGCAAGACCCAGACGCGGTCGACGAACAATACTTGGACTACTTATTTTCGGAAATATCGCCAAACCTTAGGTCAGAAATTTTCGAAGATCCTAGGGAAGTCTTAAAAAACCTTGCGGACTTTTTTCGTACCAAAGGAACATTATATTCAGCCAAGGCTTTCTTCAGAGCAATATATGGAGAAGAAGTTGAAATCACATACCCTAAAGATCGTTTGCTTACTGTGGGCGTGTCGAACATTGGCCCTGAAGGCGATATTATTCAAAACGGAGCTTTGTACCAAATTCTTTCGGTTCTTGTCAAATCTGGGATTTCGATTAATACGTGGGGTGACTTATATAAAAAGAATGTTCATCCAGCCGGATTTTATCTTGGTTCAGAAGTCGCAATAAATAGAACTGTAGGGTTAACAATCACTGGTTTAACAGACAGCGCAGAGGTTGGTCCTGTTGTTGTCGAAAACGTAACATCACTAGCACTTGATACGCCATATGAACAGTTAACTGGTTTCTATACTGATGGTGTTACCGATTCGGTGTACAGAATTAATCTTGATGAAACAATTGGCACATATGGTGATAGCTCTGTGACTGGAGCATTTATTCTTGATCAGTATAGCACGTTTGATAAATGGGCCGATCCTAACTCGCCAACGCTTGATGATTCTGATATTGATCTTTCGAACATTATTGAGAAAACTGACCAAAACAACTATGACAACTAATATAAATAACTATAACTCGGCTTAAAGAGAATCGCATGTCAAGACAAAACCTATTTCTCGGCACCACAGCAAATGACGGAACTGGCGATAGCCTACGTCAACTCGGTCAAAAGATCAATGAAAATTTCATTGAGCTGTATCAAGCTCTTGGTAATGACAGCGACATCATTTCTAGCAAGTTGTCTTTTGATTCTGCTTCGGTTGTTTTTGATGGAGCGTCAGGGGACACATTCCTGGTCGCTGACACTCAAACCGGTAATAACACAATTAGTCTTCCTGATGCGTCGGGTCGCATCATTCTTGATACAGATTCGGATACAATATCAAACAAGATTCATTTAACTTCTTCATATGTTGATCCACAGATACAGGATTCGGAAAATTCATTAGTATCATATACAATCAAAAGTGGATCAATTTCAGCTGACACAAATATTAATCTTCCAGCTCTGACAGATTCTGACACCTTTGTTTTTGCTTCCTTCACGCAAACACTTGAAAACAAAACATTGGATTCAGCCAC